CAAAACAAATTAATTCAAAATCATCTTGTACTACATTTTGACCATTCTCTCTTTCTAATGAACCGACACCTCTTGATGAAATACCTAACGTTACTCCGTGTCTCAATAAATTAGCTGCGATATCACCCACACAAGATATAACACCAGTTTGGTGGTATGCGGGTGATGTTAAGATTTCTAATTTACCCATAAGAATATTACCATCCCACCAAGTCTCTAAAACTCTGTGAGAACTTCTTTCCAAATCGACTAATGATGATTCTGGGTGATTTAGTTCTGATAAAGCACTACCTTTCTCTATTAATTTCTGATAGTTTTCTACTTCTCTTTTTAATATGTTTTCTGGATAAACTCTTCCGTTTCTATTTTCTACACCACTTTTTTGTAGTATAGCATGGAAAATTATGGGCCCTTCTTGGATGGACCTATCTGTCATTTCTTTAATAACTTTTTTGTTATTAGTGTTAGTGGGTGATACGTGACCAGCGTCATATTCTATTAAAATACCCGTACCTACCTTTCCTGGTTTCAATATTTCCATTATTACTTTTAACTATAAATACTTTAGTAATAATAAAATACATCATTTACTTTTTTGTTCTATAAAAATTAAAATATGGAGATGTGTTAAAACTATTGTTGATTATGTTAGTTAAAATGTTTTCAACGACTAATTTTACATTATCAGATTTTATGGGTTCTTCATTTTTAAGGAATAAAGTTATTTCACAACTCATATAACTTCTTTTATTTTCACGGATACCACTAGTTCTAATATCTAAGTCTACAATTTGTTTTTTTTCTAAAAATAAATTATTTAAATTTGTAGAATTTATATTTGATTGTATATTTCGTTTTAACCCACTAACAGCTCTATCCCAATTGTCACACTCCTTTATAGGAGAAAACCATGAAGAGATGTTGATGTATATTGATTTGGGGTTTTTGTAATCAACACTACCGTAGTAAGTGTTAAAATCTTTGTTTAAATTTAATTTAAATTGTTTTCCTGTTTTCATAAATAAAATGTTATTATATTTAAATATAACAGCATTTTATTCTAGTGTCAAAATTAACTTTTTACTTATGAACATATTATTATTCAGTAAGTAATTGTTCATTTGAATTATCTTTTTTATTTGTAAAAACATTAGCAATCCTACCAACTTCAGCTATACCAAAACTACCTAATGTAATAATTAAAAAAGAATTATAAATAAATTCATTTATAATTAAATCTTTACCTAAACTCCCAGATACAATATCTGCGATAGCAAAAATAACCATAACAGCAAATGAAGAAAAACCTACAATAGTTTTTTCATTGATGTCGTTACTATCTTTAAAAATATTAATTACCCTATTCATAATAATTTATTTTATAATGTTTTATTAAGTTCTTTTATTTTGTAGTAAGAAACTTTATCTATGACTGTTTTTGAAATTTTTTCTTTAGTTTCATTTAATTTACCCAATAATTGAAAATCTTTAGTTTCTGATATTAAATTATCCAACTTAGTTGTTACTTCTTCAACCAAAGTTTTAAACTCATTTTTAAATTCTATATTGTTTTTACCTAATAATGACTTAAATTCAAGTTTATCATTTTCAGTTAAATTTTCATATTTTTTATTGAAATTTTTAGTAGATAAATTAATTAATAATGAATTTGGTATTTTAGCTTCAGATATTTTTTTTGTTTCTCTATTATGTAATTTTTTTAAAATTAATTTTTTAGCCTCTATTCTTTTTTCAATACCTAAAACACTCTCATTAAACACTAACGTATCAATACTTTCATATAATTTATTAGTTGAGTCACCGATAAAATTTTTATATTTAGATATAGATTCGTTAATATTTTTTAAATTAACCTTATTCTTTTTGGATTTTAAAGTTTTGATTGATTCATTAAGATATTCTTCCGCATCTTTAATATCACTAAAAGCTTTATTCTCTATTTGAGAGTAAAGTACGAAAAATTCTCTGTTAGTTGGGTTATCCTTTAAACTTTCCATAAGAGTGTGGAAAGCATTCTTAAATTTAGGTTTCTGTGAAAAAGTATTAATTAAAATACTATCTATTTTATTTTTAGTTTTACCGAACATATTATTGTATTTAACAATAAATATCTATTCATTTAATAAACTATCTAACTTTTCACTAACTTCATCTAATTTATCTTTACCTTTTGATAAATTTAATTCAAAATTATTATTATCAATAGTTTCTAATATTAAGGGTAATTTAGATTTACTGATAGAAGCTAAGTCTAACCCTGCACCAGCTTCACCAGTCTCAGGTGGGGTTTCTTCAACTCCAGTTTCTAAACCTGTATCTGCAGAAGATTCAATTTCACCACCTTCAGCTCCTTCTTCAGCTCCACCACCATCTGGTTCCATCTCCCCATATAATTTATCTATATTAGAAAATATACCAGTGTTCTTAATTATTGTAGCAGTTTGATTAAGTTCTTCACCAACAGCTTTTTCTATACGTTGTTGTTGTAAATCTAATTTAATTTCTTCATCTGAGAAACCAAGTATGTGTTTTTTACCCCAAGTTGCAGACACAGCTTGGATACCAGAACCTGGGTCCGTAACAGCATCTTTATAAAGTGTGATTTTTTCTTTCCACTGTTCTATTTTTAATAGTTCAGACTGTGTAGATGGGTTAGTTAATCCTAGTGTGAAGTTACCCAACTCATCTTCAAATCCTAACATATACAAATGTATAATAGCTATTTTATTTAATTCTTGAATAATTGATTTTTGTATTCTATTAATACTTCTAGCAAATCTAATATCTTGAATAGCTAAATTCTTACCTTCACCAACTACATCCTCAAATCCTAAAAAAGCTTTTGGTATTCTTAGTGCTGCTAATAATTTTTTCTGAATATATTCAATATCAGCAATTTCAGCTAAGTTTTGTGCTCCAGGTAATGTGTCTATTGGATTAGGTGCAGCTAAATCCCTAACCGGTATAAAGAAGTCTTGGTCAACCGCCATTTGGTTATAACGTAAATCAACATTACCAGTATCTCTATCAACTATTGGGTCTCTTTTAAATTTATTAGCTACACGTTGTACATAAGCTTCAACATCTTGGTCTTCCATATTACCAACATAAACTTTAAAAACTCTACGTTCTGGAGCTCTAGAAGTTCTATAGATTAACATCGCGTCTTCAGCTAATAAAAGTTGTTTCCAAATCCTTCTAGATTTTTCTAACATAGAAGTACCATAAGGTAATCTTCTATCATCAGCTAATAATCTGAAATGAGCAACTTCCCATGTATTGAACTCCATATTTTTATTTTTCCAAATAAACTTAACTTCACGTTCTTCCTTATCTCCAGTTCTTGTTTCAAACGTATTCATTCCTTTCTCAATACGTTCTATTTCTATATTAGGTAATTGACTAGCCCCAACAATACCCCTTTCTGGGTCTATTTTAAGGTAAACAAAATTATCACCATATTTACATGTGTTCCTAACCCACATAGGTAAATTTGATTCTAAATCTAACACATTATTGAATAAATCACCAAGTATAGATTTTATTCTTTTAGATTCAGAATAAATGTTTAACATATAACCTCTTTCTGAAATTGTGCACGCTTCTTCTGAAATAATATCCAAAGCTGCTGATATTTCAGGTGTAAATTCCATAGATTCATAATCATAATATGAAGCCAATCTAGTAGGTTCATAATAAACTGCTTGTGAATAAAGTTGGGATTCTATTTTTTGCCATTGGTTGGCCAAATATTGACCTTGTTGTAATTCTAATTTAGTTCTTTCGTAATCAACCTTAGAAGTTGTTTTTAATATATCTTTTTTATCAAAGTTATATGACCTTTTAGGTGACTGAGGCCCCTCAGCACCAAAAAGATTGTTTAATCTTTGAAATATCGTCATTCTATTTTGTTCTGCCATAACTATATAATTTTACAACATTTTTTTTTCTAGTAAACCTTTAAACAACATAATCACAATCAACATATGCTGCCTCTGTAGGTAACCCTTTATTTTCTTTACACACACCACCATAAACATAAGTAACACAATTGTCTACAGTAACACCATCACAAGTTTGACAGCAAATAACATCTTCTGGTTCTTTAGGTGCTAGATTACTGTTTTTGGTCATAAATTCAGTAGGTGTAGGTTTCCACGAATATACTGTAGTACCTAAAACTTGTCTTAGTAGTCTACCACTTCTGTATCTACCACTAAAACCAAATCCACTTTTTTTTATTATTGCCATTTTACTAAATTATTTTAATCCTGTATACATCCATAAATAGTCTTTAGGGTCATTAGAAGATGGTGGAAGTGGATTACTAGATGCTCTACTTGGTTTAAAAACAGGTTGACCTTGATTCGGTCTAAATTTTCTTTCATCACTTATCCACGCATCTAACATCGCTTTAGCTTGTTCCACATTCTTTTTTAATTGTGTAAATGAATTTTGTGCTACATAAAGTGACATACCTAAAGACATAATTAAATCATCATGGTGTCCTTTCATATGGTCTGGTCTACCATTTATATAAACAAAAGTTTTTAATTCATTAACCAATCTTTGTGACCTAATTTTAAATCCAGTTCTTAATTGTTCTTCTAAAGCTTGTACTATTTGAGCTCTTTTACTATTAAAGTTTATACCTGGTGTTTTAGTATCTGGATTGAATTTCCACATTTCTTCAGCTTTAACACCATCATAATAAAAATCTTTATAACCTAATTCTAACATTTTTCTAGATGTAGCTACTCCCATACCACCAGTAATATCAATAACCACAAAACAACTATACTTTTTAGCCCATTTATTAGCTAAATCCGCAACAATATCTGGTGGTATCTTACCCAAATATTCTACAACTTGTTCTCTTTCATCAAAATCTATAATGATAAAACCACTAGAATCTTCACTATCACCCCTAGAAACATCTATACCCATAATATATTTGTGACCAGGTACTGGTTCTTTCCAAACCCATAAACCATTACCAACCCACTTTTCTATTGGTTCACAAATATGTTCTTGTATTTGTTCCATAGTTGTACTATTGATAACGTTGTCACCCGAACCTAAGAACGCACACTCTAACTCTTGTGATATCTTTCGTCTATCAAACTTTAATTTTTTACACATAGACTCAAACCAACTAGAAAAAGGTTTATAACCCATGTCTAAATAAGTTTGATATTCATCTTGTTTTAAATTATATGTTATATCTTCTTCTTTATACTCATCTCTATTTAATAAGAAATGTACAATATCTTTAGTTTTAACCCAACCCAAATCTTTTGTAAATCTAGGGTCATAATACCAACTAAGATAACTTATTTTAAAATTATTTAATCCTCTAATTGATTGGTCAAATACTTCATAATAAATTTGGTCAAACCCATTTGGTGTAGATATTACTATTACTTTACCACCTGTAGCCAAAGATGCCATACAAGCAGCCCATAAATCACCACCAGATTCTATATATGCAGCTTCATCAAAAACTAATATAGTGGGAGTGTAACCCCTAAGAGCATCTACTGAAGTAGCGACTGCTTTAACTTCAGAACCATTATTTAATTTATAATGTTTTTGTGAATTTTTATCTTTATCAAAACCAACATTAATCCAATCAGGCCATTGTCTTAAAAAACCTTTAATTTTATTTGCCATTTCTGTAGCTGTATCTAACTTATTTGCTAGAATCAAAATCTTTTCTGGAGATTCTTTTGAGGCAAATTGTAGTTTTTTTGATATCCATCCTGCTGTTGCTGTTGATACACCAGCTTGTCTGTATTTTAAAACTATATTATCAGAGTAATTTTCAAAGTCCTCAATCATTTCCTTTTGTTCTGGAAATAACACAAAAGGAACATGTTTTTGTTGAGTATTGTCGTATGTTTGCAAATATGTTTTAAGTGCGTATGGTGTGTTACCATGGCACTTAACATATTCTTGTATGAGTTCTTGTTTAGTCATTCCCATACTTATAAATATTTAAAATGTATTTTACTAAGATTTTGATTGGTTTCTAAGGAATTCTAATTCACCTTTTGATAAAGATGACATACCACTTCTACCAATTTTATCTAATATATCGTCAATATTATATTCTTTACCACCATCATTTTTTGGTAAATCTAGAGTACCTAATACGTCACCACCATCATCATACATAGTGTCACCTTCATCATCATAATATTCATCCTCATAAGATTCTTCATTTAGTTGAGCTATGATATCATTAACCATCCTTTCTAATTCTTCTTTCCCTTCTTCTCCACCACTTAGAATTTTTTTAGCTAATCTAAACATGTCTTTAGCATCCATACTAGCAAACTCACTAAATAAATAATTTTGAATTTCTCTTTTATCGTCTTGTAATAATTCATGTGGATATGACTCTCTAAATTTTTCCCAAATAACTGGACCTAATCTTAAATCCCAAACTTCAGCAACTAAAGTATCTTCAGAATCCATAACTCTTTGAGCTTTATTTGGGTCGTCTGGTAATCCCTGAGTTGCCAATACCTCCATAACACCTTTAACTAACTCGTGAACTAATACTGGGAAAGTTATACCTCTAGCAATAACAGTTGGTGGGTCAGTGTCTGGGTCAACTTCTTCTTTACCAGCCATACTACTTCCACTCTGTGCCATCATCATTGTTGTTTGGTCTGGCATAATCCAATAAACCAAATCATTTATTGACATCATAACCCCATATAAATTAATTAGATTTGGGTCGATATTATTTAATTCATCCTCAACTAAATGAAACATGTAATGTCCTTTTTTAGAAGCTCCTTGTATTAATTGGTTTAAAAACCGTCTTTTTTGTTTCTCCAAATCAAAATCTTCGAATTCTTCCATAGCCTCTTCTTCAGAGTCCATTTGTTGTTCTTGTGATTGGCCCTGCATTCCAGACATATCTATCTGACCCATGCCGACAATTTTAGCGTCAAATTGTAAAGCGTCTTCTGGAATTGCCATTTCCTCTCTAACTATTTTAACAGCTAATTCTTCTAATTCTTCTTTATGTTGTGATTCTAATTGTAATATTCTTTGTGTTGCCGCCATCATCATTTGTTGTAATTGCATGAATGATTGTGGGGTAACATTTCTTAATCCAGTATAAGTTTTAACTTTATCAACAACAGACTTAAACCTTTCAGAAGCTACTAATTCCTCAAATTTACTAGGAATCCCACTTGGGTCTACAGATGGAAACGCTTCTGAACCAGCACCTGGAAATTCACCAGATTCAATTTTTCTCTGAATACTAGGGTCCATTCTTTCTGGTCTATCACCATAATCTATTGGTGCTTCACGTAAATTTTTTTTAAATCTTTGTATTCTTTTTTTATTCCACATATTAGTTATTTTATTTACGAGCTTTAGGTTTTGGTCTATGTTTTGGTTTATATGGTGACTTTCTATCTGGCTTTTTAGTCGGTGTAGGTGTCTTAGTTGGTGCTGGTTTTGTTGTAGTATTTACAAATAAACTATCAAAGTCCAACCATGAAGGTAATTCATATTTAGCATCTTCAACATCATTATCAATCACTTCAACGTCATTATCTACCATTTCAACATCTTTTGTTTTTACAGCGATTTCATTTAAAGTTTTCAAAAATTGTGATTTAGTCATATAAGGTCTTTCATATTTTTCTACTAAATTCAATAACCACTGTTCTGTAATTCTTTGTTCATTTTTTTCTAAAGGTAAATTTTCTGGATTAGGTGTGCTTGTAAAATCTTCAATTTGTTTCATAGTCATTTCTTTTGCTGCTTTACGAACAGCATTATCATTTCTTCCATCACCACATTTTTTATATTTACTTTTTTTACAATCTCTAACTAACTGATAAAAATTATATTGTTTTTTAGAAACAGCTACCTCAAGTAATTGTTTTTTGGTTAAATAACGTTCAAACATTCCCATCCCATCATTAGCTTTTGAATTATTATCTGGTCCTACTTGTGGTGCATCTTGGTCTGTATCCATACCATCATCATCTTTTTGTGTACGAACTAATTCATCGTCTTCGTGTAAACCACTACTATGACCTCTTGGTCCTCCTGATTTAAAATGATAAGCTGGTCTTGGGTCAACTTCTCTTGCTCCATATTCATTCATTTCACCAGCAAATCCACCTTCATCCCAACCATTACCACCGTAAGAATCTGTTGGTCCATAAGAGTCAAAACCTCTAGCGTCTGGATTATTAAATGATGGTGTATCTAAGTAATCAGCGTTTCTACTATACCTTCCAGCGTCACCTTTCATTCCACTACGAACAAATCTTCCTTTATTATCTGTAGAATAATAAGAGTCCATAGGACCTTGTGAATCATCAAAACCTCCAGCGTATGGGTTGTAAAATGATGTGTCATCAAAATCACCAGCACCCATATCCATAATTTCTTCATCTAATTCACCATCTTCCAATACTTGAACTTCTTTACCACCTTTCATATAAGTTTGTATGGGTTCATTAAATTTAGTTAATTCTTTTTCTTCACTCATTTCAGTTACTTTTGCAGTATCTCCTGTTGTATCAATTTCTACATTTCCAGCATTATCTACATCAGATGTAACTTTTTCTATAAAAGATTCTTTTTCTCCAGGATTTTTTAAATCATAAGTTGTAGTGGTTGACTGAGTTGTTGTTTGTTCACCCAAAACTTTACTACTCAAAGCTTGTAACTGTCTGTCATCAAACTTTAAAAGGGTTTCAATATTGAACCCTTCTTTAACTAATTTAGATAGTGTGTCTATTTTATTAAATTTTTTCATGTTTTTCTGTTTCATTTGTAGTTAAAATTAAATCTCTAGAATATAATTTGTCAGTAACAGATTCTATAGTTTCACCAAATCTAAAAACTAATCTAGAACTATCCATATTTTCTTCATCATATTTTTCCCAACCTAAAGCAATGACATCATCAATAGCGTCAGTAAATGAAAAATAATCAGAATTTTGAACTAATTCAAATTCTAAACCTTCTTTTGAAAGTACACCGACTTTTTCAATGTACTCAATATCAGGTGGTAGTGGTTTTCCAAGTGCTGGGACAGAATCCCAATCTGGTCCCCAAATATCTGTTAAGTTTGAAGAAAATATAAATTCGTATACGTAGTTACCTCTAAAGTTAGAACCTAAACCATTAATGTATACTAATTTCATATTATATAATTCTACCAGTTGTTGATATTTCTACCAAATTATTATTTCTTTTAAAAACTAAACCACCTCTTTTATTTTTACCTATAAAATTAAATTCTCTATTTTCTTTTAAGAAATTTTTAGTTGTAATTTCTTGTTCATAAGAACTAAAAGAAGATTCCAATAATCTATTTCTTTTTATTTGATTAACACTTTCTTTTAAAAAATTATCTTTAAATGAGTTAATTCTTTGTTTTCTTTTTTGTTCTTGTAATCTTTTTTGTTTCTTTTCTCTAGGTGTAAGTTCAAAGTATTTTTTAAGTGTTTTACCAACGAAACTTTCATTGAAAATGTCAGCTACAGCATCAATAGCGTCAACATCCTCAACTTCTCCACTAAAATTTAATGTATCTTCTTCATTAACATCTATATCTGTTTTAATAGTTACTGGATGCATTTTACCACTTCCTTTAGGAAATTCAAATACTTTTTTACCTTTGTCTCTAGCTTCATCTGCAGCTAATACAAAAGCATTTTCGTCCATTTCTTTTTCTTCGTTGAATACTCTATCCGCAGCTCTTTGTCCAAATCCAATTGCCGCCATTCTAGCTAGTGCTCCTAAATTTTCATTAGTTTCTTCTTCATAATCATCACCCATCATTTCTTCAGCCAATTCTGTTTCTAAATCTAATTCTTCATCACCCATATCTAATTCTTCTTCACCAGATAAATCAACATCAAATTCACCTTCTTCAGTATAATCAACATCTTCATCTTCAAATTTACTTACAATTTCATCTCTATCATCTGTAGTTAACTTTTCTAAATCTACAGCAGATATAACTGAATTAAGTACGTATTTAATAATGTCAGCTGTCATTTCTGGTTCTGATAATTCTCTTAACTTTTGACCTAACTTTCCAGTTAATTTTTGTATAGCTTTTGTTGCATCATCATCATCTTCAGACATTTCACCTTCTACTTCAGTGTCCATTTCAATTTCAGTATCACCACCCATGTCAAAATCGGTATCAACATCTAATTCTTCATCACCAGTTCCTAAATCCATAGTATCTGAAATACTTAAATCCATATCATCTTCTTCTGATTTTGGTTGTTTAAGTACAAATTTTTTATCTTCCTCTTGTTCCCCAATTAAATTTAATTGTCTACCATTATTATAACTTTCATTAATAGGTTTCATTAATAAATTAAGTTTCTTTAAAGCTTCTGCATAAGAATTGAATGTATATCTTGAATTGTTTCTCATACCATTAAGATATGTAAATCCTTTACTTCCTTCCTTTAAGATTAGGTATTGTGAATTTTCTCTGATAATTCCATACCTGTTTCCGTCAGCTGCTTTTATACTATACTCTAATGAAGCTGTTTTATGGTCTTTGGTTTTTTTTGTAATACCATAATTAGCTATTTCCATTATTCTTTGGAGTTTTTTATCTAATGGAAGTTTTTCACTCCCTATTGGTTTTAAATCTGCCATTTTTTGTTATTTTAATTCTTTTTTTATTTTAACTTTGTAAATAACCCATACCGATTAATGTATAAGGGCTAGATGGGTTTATTGTGTTTCCACTGTATGTTGCTCTTTGTGCGTTACCGTCTGGGTCTAAACAAGTTCTACAATCACAAGTAAAACAAGCGTTTGTTAATGTGCCACCGATATTCTTTATTACTATATCTAAAGAATTACCATCAGTAATGTTAACTGTAGCTCCGTTTATAGTTAAACCACTTACATTACCACCAGTAGCAACAACAGAAGTACAAGTTTTACCTGTTAAATCACCACCACCATTTAAAAACGGTTGTATTCCCGTTCCACAATACAATTCTTCTCCAAAAGATAATCCAGCGTAATTTGCCATAATAAATTTATTTTTTTATATAAATATTAACTCCAATAGAAAAAAAACTATTCTAATCCAAACTTAGAGTCAAATCAAGTACTTTATTTTTTAAATCAAATAGTTTTTTAATATAACCACTTCTTCTTAAAAATTTAAAGGTTAGATTCTCGTCAGAATACTCACCCCCTTCTTCTAACCCACTACTTCTAAATTTTTTAAGTTTTGTTTTAATTTTTTCTATTAATTCTAATATTTCATTTGGTGATTTTTGATATGCTTCATGATGAATGGAATCAATTATTTCCATCCACCCTTGTGATTTTTCTAATATTTTATCAACATCTACTTCTATTTTAGTTTTACTAGGTTCTACAATCCATTCATTGTATAATACAGAATAAACACCAGTAGAATGGTGTACTTCATCTATATCTTGAGCATATACCTCAACCTCATAACCCTTAACTTCGATATCATGTGAAGCGTTCCAAAGATTTTTTTTAGTATTTAATATATTTTTAACTAAATCCACATTTTCATCAATTGATTCATAATCAATTAATAAATGTAAATCTATATCTGAAAATTTAGACCAATTATAATTACAAATACTTCCAGTTATTGTAATATCAGCAATATCACATTGTTTAGTGTCAACGTCACAATCTAAATTATCAATATCTATGAAATCCAAGAAATCATTAGCTATAAGCAAAAGTTTATCCCGAACTTCTTTTCTTAGAACATAATTTTTATTTTTGTCTAAGGTCCAAATTTCGGGATTTAAACTTTTTTTCTGATTAAAACTTTTTAAAATTCTATCCGCTAGGTTCATACCTATAAATACTTCACTTTAACGTAAGTTAATCAAGTAATTTATATTTGTACTTTTTTGTTATCTCTTTATTGAAATAAACACCTTGGCTTTTAGCTATTCTTAATCCAGCAGCTACATCATCGGGAACATCTTCGTACTCGTATTTTCTGCCACCATTAAACTCAATTATGAGTAATTTGGTTTTTTTATTATAAATCGAACCTTTTATATTTGATGATTTATATTGATTGATAATTCTATCACCGCTGTATACTTCTGATAATACTCCCATATTATTTCACCTCCTCAAATTCTACATCCGTAGTTTCTTCTTGATTATTCTCAGTATTTTGAGTTCCTTCTGTTTGTTGATATAATTTAGTTGAGATTGTCTGCCATTCCTTATTTAAATTTTCCAACAACATTGACATATTATCCATGTCTTCATTTTTGTGAGCTTCTTTAAGTTCATCCAAACACTTATTTAGTTTAGTTGTGTCATCTTCATTTAATTTATCACCAAACTCTTTCATCTGTTTTTCAGTTTGGAAAATCATAGTATCAACTTCATTCAACTTTTGAATTTTGTTTTTCTTTTCTTCATCTTTAGCTGAATTTTCTTTTGCTTCCATTTTCATTCTTTCTATTTCTTCATCAGATAAACTACTTCCAGACTCAATCTTAATTTTCTGTGATTTTCCTGTTCCTTTATCATTTGCACTTACATTTATAATACCATTAGCATCAATGTCGAAAGTTACTTCAATTTGTGGAATACCTCTAGGGGCTGGTGGAATGTCTGTTAATTGGAATCTTCCTAATGTTCTGTTATCTACAGCCATTGCACGTTCTCCTTGTAATACGTGAATATCTACTGATGGTTGATTATCCGAAGCTGTGGAAAATACTTGTGACTTAGACGCTGGTATTGTAGTATTAGCATCAATTAATTTAGTCATAACACCACCCATAGTTTCGATACCTAAAGATAATGGTGTAACATCTAATAAGACAACATCATTTATATCACCAGATAAAACTCCTCCTTGAATTGCAGCTCCCATAGCAACTACCTCATCTGGATTAACACCTTTAGATGGTTTTTTATTAAAGAATTTTTCTACAGATTCTTGAATGATTGGTATTCTAGTTGACCCTCCAACCAAAATAACATCATCAATATCGTTTATTGTTAATTTAGCATCTTTAAGTGCTTTTTCACATGGTTTAATACTTCTATCAACCAAATCTTTAACCATAGATTCAAATTTAGAACGTGATAAGGTAAGAACCAAATGTTTAGGTCCTGTAGAATCAGCAGTTAAGTAAGGTAGATTAATCTCAGTACTTGGGGATGAGGACAATTCTACTTTTGCTTTTTCAGAAGCCTCTTTAATTCTTTGTAATGCCATAGTATCTTTACTAATATCAATACCATTTTGTGATTTAAATTCATCCATAACCCAGTCCATTATGGTTTCATCAAAATTATCACCACCTAAGTGAGTATCACCGTTTGTGGACAAAACTTCAAATACACCATCTCCAATTTCCAGAACTGACACATCAAAAGTTCCACCACCCAAGTCATAAACAACAACTTTTTTATCCTTATCATCTTCTAAACCATAAGCTAATGAAGCTGCGGTTGGTTCATTAATAATTCTTAAGACATTTAATCCTGCAATTTCTCCAGCTTCCTTAGTAGCATTTCTTTGTGAATCATTAAAGTAAGCTGGTACTGTAATTACTGCATCTGTAACTGTTTCACCTAAATACTCTTCAGCTGTTTTCTTTAGATTTTGTAATACAACAGCAGAAATTTCTTGTGGAACATACTTAGTATCTTCTATTTCTATACCAATACCATCATTGTCTATTTTTGATACTTTATAAGGCATTTTAGTAGCTTCTTTTTTAATTTCTGAGTACTTACTACCCATAAATCTTTTTACAGAGTATATTGTTTTTTCTGGATTAGTTACAGCTTGCCTTTTAGCTGGGTCACCAACTAATCTTTCTCCTTTATTTTTAAAAGCTACAATAGATGGTGTTGTTCTTTGACCTTCACCATTAACGATAACTTTAGGTTCGTTGCCTTCTACTACAGCAACACATGAATTTGTGGTTCCTAAATCTATTCCGATTACTTTTCCCATTTGTTTAATTTTATTTATATTTATTTGTTTATTTATGAGAAATATATTAATATTTTTCTCGTAAATCAAGTATTCAAATAATATACCATGACAAAAATACTGACATTATGTCATATCGTATTGTCAAAAAGACAAGGGTTGATTATTGGGATTATTATTGATATGATTTTAATTAACTAAAAATATTTAAATATGCCTATGAAATTAGAAGGAAGTTTCGCTGATTTTGAATCTGACGAAAACAAAAGTAAAACAAGAAAAGAAAAAACGTCTATTAAAAGTAGAACACCAGTTCTTGATAATTTTTCTAGAGATTTGATAAAATATGCGGAAGAAGGAAAGTTAGACCCAGTTGTTGGTAGAGGAGATGAAATAAATAGAATAGCTCAAATACTTTCTAGAAGAAAAAAGAATAACCCTGTATTAATAGGTGAACCAGGTTGTGGTAAAACCGCTTTAGTAGAAGGTTTAGCTATTAAAATAAATGAAGGTAGATGTCCTAGAAATCTTTTAGACAAAAGAATAATAGCTTTAGACTTAACTTCAATAGTAGCTGGAACAAAATACAGAGGTCAATTTGAAGAAAGAATGAAAGCTATTATTGATGAATTGAAGGACAATCCAAATATTATAATATTCATAGATGAAATTCATACAGTTGTTGGAACTGGTAACGCTTCTGGTTCTTTAGATGCTGCAAATATATTCAAACCAGCTTTGGCGAGGGGAGAAGTTCAATGTATCGGAGCTACCACCATAAATGAATACCGAGAAAATATTGAAAAAGATGGTGCTCTTGAAAGAAGATTTCAAAAAGTTGTAGTGGAACCAACAACAATGGAAGAAACATTACAAATTTTAAAGAACATTAAAGAAAAATACGAAGACCACCATAAAGTAAAATTTACTGAAGAGTCATTATCTACTTGTGTTATGTTAGCTGAACGTTACATAACAAATAGAGAATTTCCAGATAAAGCTATTGATATTATGGATGAAGTGGGAGCTAAAGTTCAAGTTGATATTGAATATCCTAAAGAAATTGAAGATTTAAGGTCTAAGTTAAGTGATTTAAAATTAGAAAAAGTTGAAGTTGTTAAATCACAAAAATATGAAAAAGCTGCTGAACTTAGAGATGAGGAGAAAAATGTAGTTAGAGAATTGGAAGATAGAAAGTTAGAATGGGAAATAGAAATGGAAAGTAGTAGAATAGATATTACAGAAAAAGACATATATGATGTAGTGTCACAAATAACAAAAATTCCTTTATCTAAATTAGATGCTGATGAAACAAAAAGTCTGCTCACATTAGAAAAATCACTTAAAAAATTAGTAATTGGGCAAGATGAAGCTATACAAAAAATAGCTAGAGCTATTCGCAGAAATAGAGTTGGTATTCGTGAAGTTAAAAAACCTATTGGTTCATTTATGTTTTTAGGTTCTACTGGTGTAGGTAAGACTCATTTAGCTAAAGCGATAGCTAAAGAAGTTTTTGGTAGTGAAGATGCTTTAATAAGATTAGACATGTCAGAATATAAAGAAAAATTTAATTCTACTAGATTAATTGGGTCTCCTCCAGGTTACGTAGGTTATAATGAAGGTGGTCAATTAACCGAAGCGGTTAGAAAAAAACCTTATTCTGTAATTCTTTTAGATGAAATAGAAAAAGCACACTCTGACATATATGACTTATTGTTACAAATATTTGATGATGGTCATATAACTGATAGTTTGGGTAGAAAAATTAATTTTAAAAACACTTTATTAATTATGACATCTAATGTTGGAGCAAAACAAGTTTCCGAATTTAATAGTCCTTTAGGGTTCTCAACAAAAGAAAGTGAATCAAGACTTGAGGAAAAAAGAGAAGCTATAATTAAAAAAGCACTTAAAAATACCTTTAGACCTGAATTTTTAAATAGAATAGACCAAACAGTTGTATTTAAACCTTTAGAAAAATCTACAGTCTCTAAAATTATCAAATTAGAAATAAAATCACTTCAAGATAGATTAGTTGAACAAAATTATGATATTTCATTTGACCATTCAATAACTAAATTTATTCTTAATGAAGGTTATGATGAAAAATTTGGAGCTAGACCAATTAAAAGAGCTATTCAAAATAAAATAGAAGATTTTATCTCTGAAAATATACTAAAAGGTGATATTTTAGAAAATATGAAATATAAAATTAGTGTTACTAAAGATAATGAAATTGTAATTAATACAATTTAATTAAAATTTTTCAAGGGAAGTTCTACGCCAACCGTCACTCCCTTTAATATAAAAATAATTATCGTCCCTAACCATAGTACCTACCCTACCAAATGAATCGTCTGTTGAGGTTGGGGTGTACTCTGGGACGATATTATTTTCTTTGATTAATTCTTGTATCGCTGAAATTAACCAAGGAATTAATTCTTTATATTCTACAGTTAAAGTACCACTACCATTAACTCTTTCTCTTACTATTTGTGGTATTACTTTTTCTACTTCTTGTGCTATTAAACCAAATACTTTACCTTCTCTTAATTTCATTTCTTCTTTCCACTCAAATGAAACTGGATTTAATAAAATGATTTTTTCTAAAGCGTTAGACAAAGTTTCCACATTATTTTTAAGGGATATATCTGAAGCTCCATCAATTATTAAACCATCACCATTAGTTTGTAAATCACTAACATTTGTAAGACCATCTATAATTAAATTTGGTACATATACTGTATTATCAGCAGTTGCTGTTATACCACTACTACCTATAACTGCACTATACAAACCACTAATAGTATTACCACTACCACCAAGTATCACAGAATAATGACCTGTATCAGCTACATTTGAATTAATACCTCCAAGAATTGCTGAATAATCACCATACGCTCCTAATCTCCCACCTGTATTATTTGTGAAATGAGTAAATGAAGTAACCCCACTAGCAACTGTACTACTACCACCAGCATGTGAGTAATCACCACTAGCTATTGTTCCATTACCTTCTGCATGTGAAGATTCACCACTAGCTATTGTTCCATTACCTTCTGCATGTGAATATTCACCACTAGCTATTGTACTTCTACCTTCAGCATGTGAAGCATCACTACTAGCTAGAGTATTATAACCTTCTGCGTGTGAATAATCACCACTAGCTGTTGTTTCACCACCTTCTGCGTGTGAATAAGTACCACTAGCAGTTGTTCCAGCACCTTCTGCGTGTGAATAAGCACCACTAGCAATTGTCCCACTACCTTCTGCATGTGAATAAGTACCACCAGCAATTGTACTTCTACCTTCAGCATGTGATGTAACACCACTAGCTACAGTATTAACACCTTCTGCGTGTGAATAAATTCCACTAGCTGTTGTTCCACTACCTTCAGTATGTGAATAATCACCACTAGCAATTGTTTCAAAACCTTCTGCATGTGAAACAAGACCACTAGCAATTGAATACCTGCCTTCTGCATGTGAATAATTACCACCAGCTACTGTAAAATTTCCTTCAGCATGTGATGTATTTCCACTAGCTACCGTACTAGCACCTTCTGCATGTGACTGTTTACCACTAGCTATTGTATCACCACCTTCAGCATGTGAATTAGCACCACTAGCTATTGTATTAAAACCTTCTGCGTGTGAACTATTACCACTAGCTAGAGTATTACCACCCTCAGCATGTGAATTAGGACCACTAGCAGTTGTTCCAGCACCTTCTGCATGTGAAGCAGCACTACTAGCTATAGTATCTTCACCTTCTGCATGTGATAAATCACCACTAGCAGTTGTATTACCACCTTCAGCATGTGAAGATTCACCACTAGCTATAGTACTTTCACCTTCTGCGTGTGAGTAATCACCACTAGCTGTTGTTGAACTACCTTCTGAATGTGAATTAGTACCACTAGCTATTGTTCCATTACCTTCTGCATGTGAAGCATTACCACTAGCTATAGTATTTTCACCTTCTGAATGTGAAGCTTCGCCACTAGATAGAGTTAAAATACCTTCAGCGTGTGAAGTGAGACCACTAGCTATAGTACTATCACCTTCTGCATGTGATAAAACACCACTAGCTATTGTTAGACTACCTTCTGCATGTGAAGCAATACCACTAGCTACTGATTCACTACCTTCTGCGTGTGAACCATCACCACTAGCAATTGTTAAACTACCTTCTGCATGTGAAACAAGACCACTAGCTACTGTTTCACTACCTTCTGCGTGTGAACCAATACCACTAGCAGTTGTTACAGCACCTTCTGCATGTGAAACATCACCACTAGCAATTGTTCCACCACCTTCTGCGTGTGAAGCAAGACCACTAGCTATTGTTTCACCACCTTCTGCATGTGAACCAAGACCACTAGCAATTGTAAAACCACCTTCTGCATGTGAAACAATACCACTAGCAGTTGTTCCACTACCTTCTGCGTGTGATGTAAATCCACTAGCAATTGTAAAAGCACCTTCTGCATGTGAATAATAGCCACTAGCAGTTGTTTGATAACCCATAGCTGTAGATAATAAACCACTCGCTGTAGAACCAACATGTTGTATATTATCATGTACTGTTATTGGTGAGCAACCATATAAATTGGTTATATATAAATCTGTTATACAATTACCAGAAGTGTTTCCAGTAAAAGAAGTTGCAGAACCATCAATAATTAAACTATTATTAGATAATGAAATGTTAACTCCATTTGTACCAGATAATGAATATAAATTAATAGTACCACTATTAGGATTAACATCCTTATCTCTAAACATACCTATACCATTACCCACATTTAAACATGTTGTATTATCAATTTTAGTATTTAAAATACTGAGATTACCATCTAATTGAACATGTGTTAATGGTGTGTTTTGTGAAGTCCTTAAATAAAATGGTATTGGTAAAGGCATAAACTATTTTTTATTATAAATACCTCTAAAAATAAAATAATACTAAAAAAGAATATTAGGATAACTATTTGGAATATGAACAAATTCATATTTTTTATTGCCTAGTTGATTTATCACTTTTAAACCCAAATTTATTGCGTTTTCAACATCTTCCACAATTACATACTCGTTTTTGGTGTGATAATTGTAATACCCTGCCGCAAAATTTAAACAAGGGAAATTAAATTTCTTCTTTAACATCATAGTATCAGTGTATGGATGATTTAACCATTTAGTAAAACCATGTTCTAAAATTATATCTTTAACAGAATTGAAAAATTTACTTTCTTCTTCATATAATTTAACTCCCATCAAAGTTTTACTCATAGTGTTATTTTCTGTAGAATCAAATTGAATTGCATACCCAACATTTTCAAAAAATTTTGGGTCAGCCTCTCTAGAACCGTTACATCCAGTTTCTTCAGCTACAGGTAAAAATATTTTACACACATCCACCATTTCCAATAATTGTAAACAAATGAAAACACCAGCTTTATCATCACCACCAATACCAGTAGGTAAACCAAACTCTGAATCATAAGCTTTTAAAGCTAATTTAAGTTCACCTTGTGCATTTGGTAATTCTTCTTCTACAACTTTCATATCAGTTAGTTGATGTACACTGTCTAAATGTGCAACTAAACAAGGGTAAGTGTTTGATTCACCTTTAGTGATATAAATACTCCCTAAATCATCTTGAAAATGACTAACACCATCAATTGAACTAATATACTCAATTACGTGTTTAATTAACTTATCTTCAGACCATGTATATGTTGGTACAGATAATAACTTTTTTAATTTATTTAATCTTTCTTTATCCATAAACTAAAGATAATAATAATATTTTAAAAAAAAAAATTAAATTATTTTTTTATTGAAAATTATTTTTTATATTTGTACTCTAATCAAAAATTAGATATTTAAGTTAAACAGATTATACTTATAATCTTAGTTCTTTGAAATATGGGGGTGAACTGGAATTGATTGGCGTAGATAGTCATACGGGGCACGCAGTGAGAGGTTTCCTATCACTTTAATCTATGGATACAATTTTTTAAATGGCGAAACATTCGCAAAACTTCAGGCTGTAGGTCTTCTACGAACTGAAGAAGTAGCTGTAGCGTAAGACGTGACAGTGAAACGGGTCGGTCAGGACATATACCTTTGAACAGAAGTCCGTTGTTGTGGTGAAAAAACGACTGAACCCAAAATCGAGTCGTCCATTGGTTGTCAAGTTTACGATGGTGAAGAACAAACTGACTATTTCGGAATATTGAGAATCAGTATTGACCTAAGCGTGTAGTCCTTTATGGATATTGCGAGCAAGACTCGGGTTCGAAACCCGACACCTCCACAAAATAAAAAAGGTTCCTAATGGAACCTTTTATTGTTTTCTATGTTTTTTAGGTTATCTTCCTAAATTTTGCATAAATTGAGTAAAATACTTTTTAGCAATATCATTCAAACCAGACGATACTGATTGACCAGAACTTTCTGGTGGCACTTCACCACCTTTTTCTTTTCTACCAGAACCCCACATTTCTTTGTTTTGTTCTTCCACATCATCTAAAGTATTTTGTACCTGAGTTTTTTTCTTACCTAAAGCACCACATAAAAAGTCTCTAACTTGAGATTCTAAGTCTTGATAGAATTCTGTGTTGTCACCTAAATTAGTAATCGAATTACCAAAAATTTGTTCGAAACCTCCAGACATACCAGTAATTGACCTATTAATTCTTCTTATACCATATTCCAAAATACCTTTAGTTAGGATTGGTGCTAAAAAATTACAATTCATTAATTTAGGTAAATCTGTGAATGGTACGTTACCCAAAGTGTTAGCCAAAACTTCTTTTAATTCACCATCTTTTATTCCCATAAAACCTAAAAGCCATCTATATAATCCTTCACGAATAGTTTCCCATATTGTCCCAAAAATTCCTTGGTTTTGAGACATTGTAAAAGCTGCTTGTTCATTTATTATTTTTTTGTTTTTTGTTAAATAAAGTGATAAATCATCAGTGCTTATACCATTTCTAGAAAGTTTGTTTATCTCTCTAGAGAAATTTTCAAAAACAAGTTCTGGAGAATTATTCTTATTTTTTCTTTCAAACCTATCTACCCATATATTTATTTTTCTTTCTTTTGATTCAGAAAGGGTAGTTCTCTCTTCATTTACTAGGTCTTCAATAAATGAAACTAATTCAGATTCTTTAAATTGTAATTTAGACATTATCTATTATTTTTATTTTCTTTTTTTATTTTTTAAGTCACCTTTTCCTGTTATACCATAACCGCTTTTAACACGTCTACTTTCTTTACCACTAAAATTATAAGCGTCATAACAATATTGTAGTACTTTGTATGTGTTAGGTCCACCAACCGTAGGTAACGCTTTAGATGCTGCACCTATAACAGCGATACACTCATTTTTAGTTGCTTTTGTATCGTTTATTCTTTCTAGATTTTCTAAACTTTCTTCAGCCTGTTTTTTACTACTATATCTACCAGCAAAATCTTGTATTTCTTCTTCAGCTGCAACATCTGGTTCAGGTACTACTGGAGTAGGTGTTTGTTGAGGTCTTGTTGGTCTTGTTGGTCTTGTAGGTGTTTGTTGAGGTTTAGTAGGTGTTGATGTTGTAGGTTCTGTTTCTGTAGTTGTTCTTACTTTGCTGATTTTATATTTATTATCTTCTTTACTATAATTAACAGTGTATTTTTGTTCTACGACTAATCTACTTTCTCCCAAGACTTCAGCCAAACCACTAACAGATTCTGTTAAAATTTCAAAATCTTTAACTCCCATAGCTAATGCTATTGCAGCTCCTTGTAAAGCTGTAGGTTTTCTACTAGCTATTGTTGGGTTATCTTGAAGTAATTCATCAAGATATTCATCAGCTGTCCCCTCTGGACCTTCAATGTCCATTAGATTTTCTCCAGTTTCATATATAGCACCATTAACATCAATATCTTTAGTTAACACCATGATATCTTCAGAAGCTTCTTCTTCATCTTTAGCCTTACCGAATACTTTAGCTAATTGAGCTTTGTCTTCTTCATCTGAAATTGTATATACGTTACCATCTGGAGTTTCAAAATAGTATTTATCATCAGAATTCTCAATATATTGAAATTGACCTAAATATTCTTCCTTACCAGCGTAGAAAACTATTGCCATAGTAGCGTTTCCAGCATTCATACCAACAAATAAATCTACAGTATTACCATCAAACAAACTTTTGAATTTTACTCTGTATGCTGGCATTCCTTCTGGTCTTTGAATTATTTTTTCAGTTTCACTTTTAATAATTCCTTCTAAATCTTTAGAATCATATATTTTTTTATCGTTAATTATTGTTATTGGTTTATCTCTCAATATGTTTACTATTGGTTGAAAATCTGATTCATTTAATTCCTCTAATAGATTTTCTAATAATGGTACATTATATTTTAATTGATATATTTTAGATAGATATGAACAATCACCTATTGTTCTAACAGCTTGGAAAGATTTGTATACATCTTCCTCCTCAGTACCAGCACCTTCAGTAGCTCCAAAAGTTAAGGTATCTATAATACCCTTACCAAAATATTTTTCACCACCTTCCATAGCGTTATAAAGTGCATCAGCGATTTGTATTATTTCATTTTCTGATTGGAAAGTTACTGTTATATCACTATCTGACTTATCTAGTTCGTTCAAACTATCGTAATATTCTGGTGAAAATGCCATAGATAAGAAATCATCTTCTGATGGTTGTTGTCCACTTGCCCAAGCTTCTTGACCTGCGACAACATCACCTGGAAGTGGTGAACTACCACCACCACTACCAAATTTACCAATTAAGGAAGCTCCCGTCCCCCAAGTAAGTAAAGCACCTAAACCTTTAGCTGCTTGTGCATTTACCAAACCTGGTATATTTTTACCTACAGCACCCAATTTACTACCAGATGCAATTTTAGAAGCCAAACCAGACTTTAAAGCTTTACCACTTGCGGTTTGTAGACCTTTGGTTGATACCCTTCCTAAACCTAATAAACTCTTACCCCAAGAAGGTAGTTTTGATAGTAGACCTCTACTTCCAAGAGCGGCACTACCTCTACCAATAGAAGCTAATCCTCTTACAGCCCAAGGAGCTATTCTTGCGAGTGCACCAACTAAAGGAGCCCATTCGTTTAGTAAATGTGGTTTTTTACTTTTAATATCCGATTCTGTAATTATTTTTAAATCATATTTACGATTTTTAATTTCTTTAGAATATAATCTTGATTCTTCTAAGGTAAAATCTTTATCATAATTATTCAAATGGTCAAATATCCTTAATTCTTCATTAAGTGATTTTTTATTTTTATTCATAGTTCTTTTTTTATTATAAATATTAATTTATTTAATAAAATTTTAGTTCATTATTTTAAAGCATCAACAAAATCACCTTGGTCTTGTTTATTCATACTATTAAAGAAATCCATCCCATCTTGTGAATTTAAAAATTCTTCAAATTTACTATTTAATTTATTTTCACCCATACCTTCTATTGCTGCAGCACCAACACCAGTACCCATAAGATAATTTATAAATTTACTATATAATTTTGTTCTATTTAGTAGTCCTTTTCTTTGCATTCTAGTCAACAAACCACCACTTTGTCTAAACACTTTGATTTTACCAGTTTGTTTCGCTGCTTGTGTAAATAGATTAAGATAAGTTTTAGCATCTTTTGAGAAATTTTTGAATCCTGGTATTTTACTTATTTTACCTAATATATTCCCTAAGAAATTTTGTGTTGTTGGATTTTTCATAGTTTCTAACACCGCTTTACCAGCTTTTGTTTTTCCCATTTCAGCAGTTATCTTGGATGCATTACCACTTTTTAATCCAGCATTAATTATTTTTGTGTTGATTTTACCACTTTTCATTATGACAATAAATGGTTTAGCTATAGCATCTCCAACATAAGGAACTAAGGATATCAAACTTAATATACCATATAAAATATCACCTTGTCTAAAATATGAAACAGCATTAATGGCATCAGCAACACCAGTTGGGTCTACAACACCAACAAAATCAAGAAATGTGTTGTACCATTTACTTTCATTTAATAAATCTATATCAACTTCATCATCATCATATTCTTCATAATCTTCATCTTCCCATAATGGATTAGCTTTACCTCTACTGATAGAATAAGTGTCAGCCCATTTACCAATACTACCTGCTGGATTAGCGGGTCCTCTAGTTAAACCACTTTCCCAAGTCTTAGCACCAGTAGTACCACCACCTTCACTACCTTCTTCTTGTTCGTTAATCATTGTTTTAATGATTGTAATTAATTCAGTTTCTGTTACTTTTACTTTTTTCATTATTAACTATTCATTTTAACGTCTACACTAACCACAACATTAACTTTACCATCGTTAGTTTTCCACTTCCAAGTCTTTTTTAGTTTATCATCTTCTAAATTTTCTGTAGTACTTTTATTTCTTAAACTAAAAGCACCTTTAGTAGCTTCTAAATGACCAACAATATCATTAAAGGTTTTTTTCGCTATTGGATTAGCATTAGCATCTGTGGATTTAGGTTTAGTTTTATTTTTCATCGAAGAAGTTCCTTTTTTTTCTTCCAATTCATAACCTAATGTTAAATTTTCTATTATTGAAACTAATTCTGATTCCGTAAGTCTTATTACTTTTTTCATCTACTTATTTTTTTGTTTATCCATTCTTTTATATATTGTTTTGAGATAGTGTTAATTTTTTTATTGATTGTTGAAGTTAAATAATCTTCATCATCCGACATTTGACAAATAGCTTCTTCAATTAATTGTTCTTTAAAACCTCCTTTAATTAAATTATTTGCTTCTGTTAAATTAAAACCACCCCTATTATCATAAATAGTATCAAGAAAGGTAAATATATTTTTTTTAAGCCCTTCTTCTGTATAATGCAGTTTTCGTTTATTAACTATATCATTTACGATATGTTCTAGATATAAACTTAATTTAAACGAATTACCCATTTTAGAGTTTTCATATAAATATTTGTATATTACAGAATAATTGATTATATTTGACAAACTAAAGCAATATAAACACCATTAAAATTTAAAAAATTAAATATGTATAATAAAATTATTACTTATCTGTTATTAATAACACTAATTTTTAGTAGTTGTGAGAAATATGAATTGACTGAGGGTTACCCAACAATTGAGAATACTTTGTGGGTTTTAAATAGTGGTAATGTATATGTAGAAAATTTGACAAATGGTGAAATGGTATATTATAACCATTTTGATAATTCACAAGATATTTCTAATTTAGATATATTTGGTGGTTCACAAATAGACATTGATAACATTGAATTAGGTGTGACTACTTGGTATTTTAATGATGGTATATTTGTTTTAAATAATGGGAACACTTACGAATATAATAGTAGTGGTAGTGGTGTTGCAAAAAATTATACATTATTAGGTATACCACCATATGGGTCTGTTAGACACTTAGGTGTAATTTATCTAGATGAAAACATTTTACAAGTTAAAATATATGAATCTAATGAATCTTATGATGGTGATAATTACCATTATTATACAGTATTAACATTTGTTAGAGATGGTTATAGTTGTAATGATTGTGATTTTGAAAGTAGATTAGATTATACTTTTGGTGGTACCATCACTATAAATATTGAAGATATTCCAGGTCATTTACAATTAAGTGGTACTACTTGGGTGATAACTCGTTATGATAACGGTACAACACCTTATTATCCAAACGATACCATTAATTTCATAAGTGGTGTAGCATATTCAATAAATGGTTTAAATACTAACACTTATTCATTATCTAACAATGTCGGTAATAACCTATATAACTTAACACTTTACGAATGTATTACTATTGGTGGTAATTATTCTGGTCAAGTATCTTTAAGTTCTATAATTGATGGTGAATTAAATAATATTCTAATGAATGGTATTTTTGGGACAAACAATTCAATTAATTTATGGATGGAAAAGATAAATTAATCTTCTGAATGATAATATCCGTCTAGTGTACCATCATTCAAATCATAAATATCTTCCAACTTATCCTTACATAGTTGTACAGTATCCCAATCTTTATCGTTGATTGCTTCATCCAACAATTCAATTATTTCATATATATCCATGATATTTTTTATTTTGACGATAAGTATTTATAATATATCAAAAAGACGTTTACTCTATTAAAAAAATTAATATTTTTATGTTATGGGAAAAAAAGATTTAAAGTTACAACATAAAGATTTACAGATAGACATAATTGACTTATTGTCTGAACTAGACCCTTCAAAAACAAATAAATTTTTAATTTTATTAATTAAAAAATTTAAAGAAGAAATAACTAGTTTTAAAAGTCATATTAAAGAGGAATTAAAATACGTTATCGGTTCAGAAAATTTAAAAGCTTTAAAAGATTTTAACACACATTTAGAAAATAATCGAACTAAAATTAAAGATATTTCACTTTTAAATGATTTTGCTGATTTACACGAACAATTAGTATTTGCTGAAATTAAATTAAAGAAAAATGATTTAAAAAAAGAAATAAAAATAATTTACAAAGATGATGAATGGTTAATATTAAAACCATTAAGTTATGAATCATCTAAAATATATGGTGCAGGTACAAAATGGTGTACAAGTAGTAGAAATGAAAATACTCCATTTTATAGATATTCAAACGATGGTATATTGTTGTATGTGATAAAATTAGGTACAAATGAAAAATTTGGTGTTCATTGGTACTTAGAAAAAGAAAAAGGTGTCGAAATGAGTTGGTGGGATTCAGAGGATAGAAAAGTAGATTCTATGACTTTAAAATTACCATCTAAGATAACTCAAATAGTTTTAGACCATTTTTTAGAACATAAAAAACCTAATTCTTATTATTTTAAAGGTATTGATAAAGAAAATTGTGAAAGAATAGTAAACAATGATGGTGGAGAATATCCTACTCCTTATACTCCTACTATAGAGGATACGGTTATTGATGATAGTATAATTGGTGACAATATTTATAGGTCTAATAGAATTTATGAACAACCTATTTGGACTATTTATAATGGTGATAATAATACTACCACAACTTATGATGTCGATTCTTTGGTAAACAAAACTTTAGAATATACGTATTCTTTACAAGCTATGAAAAAAAGTTTAGAAGATTTAAATATTCCAGAATAAACTATATGTAGATTCTTTAATCTGTTTTGAATTGATTGGTGGTGAATTAAATACCATATATTCATTCTTATCCATATGTGTCGGTTCTTGACCTTCGTTCTTAAATATAAATACCGTATTATTATCATCTTTAGATGGACCAAATAATAAGTGAGTAACACTTAAAGGGTATTTTTTTAACCAAGCGGATTTAACCCACCATTTACCATCTTTTTCATTTACATCATTAGAATTAGATAAAGGTTTAACTTGAACATTCATTTTTTCACCACTTTTTTTATCAATCATCATTATATCTGACCCTTCTAATGCGTCTTTATAAATTCCAGGTTCACCACCATAAATAATATCCCAACCATCATATAAATCGATTAAAAATTTAGCAGCTTTTTGTTCATTTTCATTTCCACGTTTCCAAGAAGATTGATTTACTTTTACCATTTCTTTAAAGGTTGGTGTGTCAAAACCAAAAATATTATATTTTTCATCATCCACCCATTTTATAAATTCGTCTATATTAAATCTACAATTATCAGATTTAGGTTGTTTAGTGTCTGAATTTACAAAGTTTTCAAATTCTTTTAATAATATTTTTCTAACTAATGGGTTAGTTGAAAAGAAATTTATTATTGACCAACCATGATTTGTTCCATAAGCATCAGTTCCAGGTAAATTAATAAATCCATTTTTAATGTGTTTAGTTGTAGGTAATCCTGTTGGGGCAATATATTCACTATAAACCTCTTTTAAACTATCTAAAATAACCTTAAATAATCTTTTTTTCCATGAAGTATTAGACCAATACTTTGGGTTTAGAACCCAACTAAAATCACACTTATTTTCACCAGACTTAGACGTTAAATTATCTCTAAAAAGTAAATCTATTTCTTGTTTTGTATTACTATTGTAATTAATTTGTAACCCACCATATTTACCTTTTGTAACTTCACTAGCATCTATGTTTATTTGTGGATAATCTTTATCATTTGGACCTATTAATATTATTTTTTCAGATTCTGGTAATTTAAAATCTTTAGTTTTAAAGTAAATGTACCCTTTACCACCATAAAATTTAGGTTCACTAAAACTAGTATAATTTATTTCTTGTACATCACCTTCATTTAATAATGTGGATTCACTCAATATTTCATCACTACCAACAATTCTATAAGCGTCTATAGATGGATATAATGGTATGTTTTTATATATTTTTTTATCATCATCTATAATCCATTTCACTAAAATTCTATCTTCCCATGGGTCTTTATCAAAACCAACAACTATACCTTTTGTAGCGATAGGAACTGGATTGTAAGAGTCTTCCATGTGCAATAGTTGTATTATGTCACCAACAGATACTTTTGGATTAATTTTATTATTTTCATCTAATTGTGTACGTGAACGTGATTGAGCTTTTTTAAGATAAGGACCAAATAAAATAAAACGATATAATCTTCTTGCTAATTCTTTAAATATTTTGTTAACATTATCAAGACCCATATCTAAATTATTTTCTTGCATGAAATTTAAAGTCATTCTCGTCATAGCTTCTCTAACTTCTTGTCTCACAGACCAAAGATAAGGTAATGGGTCTTCTTGTTTTTTAAAATATTCGTTATAGTTTGGTGGCCAAGAATTATTTTCGGTTGCCCACTGCATTATCTCAGACGCGTACTCACCTTTAAACATTGTTTCTGGGTCAGTTAAAAATGGTGATAAATTAGTTGTTATTGGATTATACTTAGACCATTGACGTAAACCCTCAACAAAATCAGATAAAAGTATAGAATCTGGTCCTTTCATTAGTTTAACCAAATCTATATTATCTAAAAGAAATTTAACTTGTTGGTCATCTTCTAATGCCTCTTGTAATAATTCATTAGTGTTTTCATAATCTACTATATTTCCTTCATCATCTACAACATTTCCTTCACCATCAACACCAAGACCTCTCCAAGTTTTTCCAAGTTCTAAAGGTTCGTATATTTCATCACCACAAGTGTGACACTTCACATAAAGTGGACTAATCCTCAAATATCTATGTTTATGTTTACACTTTGTTTTATTTACTAATGGTATTTTTTTTAATTTTTCACTACCAATTAAATCACCAACAGGTACCCCAAAATTCTCTAATTCCAACATAAAATCATACAATGTTTCATAAATATCTTGTAAACAGTTGAAATCATCCATAAATCTTCCTTCACAATTAGGGTCAATACCTTCCTCACCTTTATAACATCTAAAATCCATAACTAAATCGTATATTACTGAATAAAGTAACATACTACTTACCCAATCTAAATTAGTTCCTAAACTTAAAATCAATTTACCTTTTAATTTAGGAAAACTGTTAAGTGTGTCAGGATTAAGTAAACCTAATTTTGTACCTTCAGATACTACTTCGTCACTCAAAAATTCCAACGTATCCGAAAAATTGTCTTCGGGAGTAGAAAAACCCAACCTATATGTAGTTGGATGAAATGTCCGATAAGCTTTATTCCACAATTCTCTTCTCCATTTCGGCCAAAATTTTTCAAGATAAAGTTCTAATAACTCTTTTTGTATTTTAGGTTTATATTCTTGCATACATTAATAAATATCATGTACTTATTTAAATAAAAATACTACCATTATTAATATGAATAAAGATATCTTACTTTTTATTTTATTTATATCTATTGGACAAATAAGTGTGTGGTTTCAATTAAATGGGCAATTTATTTGGAAGTGGTTTGAAAAAAATACTTTGTTATTGTCATTGTTAGGAATCCCAATCAGCTACTTTTTTATTGAGGCTACTAGGTTAGGTTATCGTGGTTTTAATGGACTTTTGTGGCCACAGAGATTTTTAGCGTTTAGTTTAGGTATAGTTGTATTCGCCTTTTGTACTTGGTTTTTTTTGGGTGAGAGTATCAGTAACAAAACATTTTTATCATTAGTGTTAGCATTTACACTTGTTTTGATTCAAATTTTTTGGAAATAAATTAAATTTTATACTTTTTAAGTGATATTTATAGATGTAACTAGTTAAATAAATTAAACTAAAAAAAAGGAGAGAAAGTATCTAAAAAAAAGGGACGAATAGTCCCTTTTTTTCTATAATGAGGAAAGTATAAAGTTTTACCCTATTAGGTAAGACAAAGATAAATATATTAAAAATTACGATAAGTCAATATTTTATAATATTTTTTAAGATTTTAATACTTCCACCCAAGATTTTTTATCTACACGATAGTAATATATATCACAAGAATAATATTTAAACTTAGCGAGACCTTTAACTAATAAACGTTTTAATTTTTCTTTTTTAGGGTCACCTAGTCTAAACCCTATAGTTAAAAATTTTTTTGTTGTATCCGTTGAAATATCTTTTTCGGTTGGTTTTTTAAGTCTTTCTATTAACTCATCTTTAGTCCCCGAAACCTTTAATCCATTTTTTCTACACTCTTCTTTTAATTCTTTTAATGTCATATACTTTCTTTATAATACAAAGATAAGTAAAAAAAATTAAACTACCAAATTAAACTCTTTAGAGACAGTATCCCAATTAACAACTTTCCAAAAATTCTTAATATATTTTTTACGATTAGACATGTAATTAAGATAGTAAGCGTGTTCCCAAACATCTAAACCCAATAAGGGTTTACCCAAATCACTCATCAATGGATTATCTTGATTAGGTGTAGTTACAACTTTTAGTTTACCATCTTTATATACCAACCAACACCATCCAGAACCAAAGACTTTAATAGCTTGTTCACTAAAAACTTTTTTTAATTTAGATAAACTACCAAAATCTTTGTCTATTTTTTTACTAAGTTCTAAAGATGGTTTAGTTGATTTTGGTGTAATGTAATCCCAAAATAAACTGTGATTGTAATATCCACCAGCGTTGTCTCTAACAAAAGTATTGTATTTATCTATATTTTTTATTATAGCTAAAATGTCAGTTGGAGGATTTTTTCTATGTGAAAAAGATTCATTTAATTTATCAGTATAACCTTTATAGTGTCTATTGTAATGTTCCCACATAGTTTCTGGACCAACAAATTCTTTTAAGTCACTATAATCATATGGTAACTTAACTCTTTTGAATAGTTCATTATTTTCTTCTAACAATAATTTATATTGTGATTCACTTATTACAATATTCATAATTTTTTAACTTTAACTATTAACTCACCACTACCTTTTATTACTCTATGGTATGTCTCTTTTGGTATATAAATAGTTTCTGTAAGTGATTTAGGTAATTCATTATCTAATTGTATCTCCCAATTTGTATCACCTACTGATTCAACTATTCGGTCTTCTTTATCTCTATGCCAAACTAATTCATCTTCTTTTATATCCTCAGAGAATATTCTAATATGATAACCGTTTTTTATATGTTCTTTAAAAGGGAAACTCATATCACCACCATGTGCCTCCTCCACTAAGTCCTAACGCTTTAGCGTAACGTGGGAGGCGACATGACCAATAACCTGCCTTACATTTATCATTATGTCGTCCTTCTGAACATCCATGTCTAGCGTTAAAAGATTTTTTAGCTTCAGGGTTATTTAATTTAGCTTTTAAACCACCCGAACCAAATCTAATTAATTTAATACCTCTTGGATTTGTATCTGTTTTCTTAGCACAACCAGCAACATAAACTTTATAGGCTTTGCCACCTGAAGAGTCTCTTTGTGGTGAACCAGATTTTTTACCTTTAAATTTATCTTCTTCTGTTAAATACTCAATGTCTTCCATTGGAATATCTAACCAAACTTTCTTATTTTCAAATATAGCTTTTTCACCTATATTTGTTTCAATTAATTCTTTATCTATAGAATTTAATTCAATATCACCATTATAATATAACTCTCTAGTTTCATTGATTAAATTAAAAAACCCCTCTGACCCCCATCTATAAATGTTTTCAACTAACGGAATATTATTATTTATATGATATTGTAAACCTTCAGATATAGATTCATTTTTAGAAGCTTTTTTACCCCAAGACTTTCCTTTAGTTTTTTTATATTTTTTACAAGCACTTGGAGTAGGTCTACAAGCTGGATATTTACTTCTTTTTTCACCTTCTTGTCTTCCACAAGATTTGTAACCACCTTTTCCGTCAGGTGAATTACAATCTACCCAACCTCCAGTACTACCTTTAGCGCCCTTTCTTTTGAACCAATCTCTTAAACTTGTTTCAGAACTAGGTTTTGAAGTTAGTTTTCTTTCATTTAATTTTTCACCTTCTTTTGACCTAGTTTTCTGATTCTTGCAAAATTGTTGCATGGTAAATCCTTTCGGGTTATCACAATTTTTTGCCCTTTTTTCTCTTTCTGATTTGGACCATTTTTCTTGGATTTCTTCTGATTCGTTGGTTGAATTACCCCAGTTCTTAGCACCTACTTTTCTACACTTAACTAAAGCACCCGATGCATAAGCAGAAGGCCAGACTTTATATCTACTTTTTACTTTGTAATAACACGCGTCTTTTTTCTTCTTACTTTTTTTTTTTGATTCGTCTAACTCTCTATCTATTTCATGTCCTTGACCTTGATTACCCATAATCCTTCTCAAAAGACCATTAAATTCATTCATTGGGTCAACTAATTGGTTTCTAACATAACTTAATTCAGACCTTAACCTATCTTGAACTATAATACCAGGTATTAATCTTGTAAGTATATCCATACCTTGTTTTAAATGTGTATGAGCCTCCAAAATTTGTTTAATTATAGACGATTCATCTTGCATACCAATAATAGGGTCATCATAACCACCAATTTCATTAATTAATGCTTTATATTGTTCTTCTGATAATTTAATTTTCATGCTAATTGTTTTCTATAATAATAAATATAAATTAATTACTCTTTTATTTTTTGTTATGATATTTTTAATTATCTTTGTGTTATCAATTAATAAAATAATACGAATAAATTGAAATCACTACCTAAAGAAATTACAAAAATAATCAAAAAAAAAGTATTCACACTTAACACCATAACTGAAGGTAGAAATGAAGGTGTGGATGTTAAAATTAGAATTCAAAGAATTGGTGTTTCGTGTGAAAAATGGCTTGATGAAAATCCAATAAATCGTTCTAGTTTTAATGAATTATATGTTAATCTTGTGGTTTCTGGTAAAATTACTCATAAAAATGGTTGGGGTAATCCTATAATTCTTTCACCTATAGAAGAGGTTGCTGTTGTTAAAAGAAACACTATTAATCTTTATAATATTGTGTGGGGTCGTGAACATAACAAAAAAATTAGAGACCATATACGTAATAATATTAAAAACGAAATCGCTAACTATTTAAAGTTGTTCGGAATATCTACACGTATAACGTGGAACAATGAAAGAAAAATTAAAATAAAAAATATTTCTTGGGGTAACGTTTAACGATTTTTCTTAACATACCCCAACCTTTCTTCAACCTTATTTACTTCTTCTACGAATTGGTGTAAAGACTCTTGGTTGATGTATCTATTTACTTCGTTCAAATGGTTAACCACTAAACCATGTCTATCATCTGATAATGCGTGGTTTTCTGGTTCCATATTTAATTGTCCTTTATCAGAACTTAAAGTAGCCCATTCATTTAATAAATCATTATCATCTACATCATCATCGTTACCAGGTTCAAACATTCTAACCAACGCTGAAAATTTTTCAGGGAAATAAGTTCTAAGATATATTCTTTTTGCATGGTCTACTAAACCTTCATAATCAGTTCGATACTCGTCCCAATCGTCCCAATAGAAATCAACTGCCGATTCAACTGCAGATTGGAACTCAGGAGAAAATGGACTTGGCATTGTATCAGGTTCTCCTAAATCTCGGTGTATTGATTGGTTGAAATAATATTGGTCTGAACTTCCCCATTCATTTAATTGTTTTTTATTAGATTCATTAAGTGAAGAATGTAATTTTCTAATTCTTGAAGTTTCAGCAGCAGAATTATTATAATGTACTGGATTGGCTCTTCTCATATTAAACTGATGACCTTCCCAACGTGGATGATTTAAATTCATGATTCTTTTTTTATAATAAATAGTGACAAAGTCTAAAAAATTATTTAATTTTGTTATAATGGATGCGTATATTGAAGTACAGATAAAGGAATATAGAAGAAAAGATGGGACATTTGTAAAAGCTCATACTAGAACTATTAAAAAAGGAAAAGAAAAAATTATATATATTAGAAGAAATAAAACTAACGACCCAAATCAACTGTCATTAAATTTAAGTGGAACAACTAAAATAAATTAAACATGAAAGAAAAAATTAAAAATAAAGAATATTACATAGAAGTAATTAATGAATTACAAAAACTTAAAAAAAATAACCCTAATGACTTCACTTTAGGAACTAAAGTTAGAGATTTTTTAAATTGTTTAATTAGTAATAATGAATATATTGAAAAAGAAAAAGGTCTTTAAACTAATACTATCTCAGCTTCACAGAAATTACAGAAATATTCACACGCTACTTCTTCATATTGTTCCCACATTTTGTACAATAACTCTAATTGTGTTTTATTAAAATTTTTATATCTAATTTCTTTATTTAAATATTTTTGTGGAAATAAATCAGTAATTTTAATAGATGAATTTTGTCCCAAATAAACAGTATAATTATCTACTATAGCATCCTTATCAATTAAAATTCTTATATTCCAACAAGACCAACCTGCATCTCCAAAACTTATTGATTCATCAAATTGGTAATCGTATGATATTGGCTCAATTTTAAAATTTATTGGTTTTTCTTCAAGTTGTGTTATTTCAGTAAATCCTTTAAGTTTAGCGAAATCAGTATTTTGTATCCCACCTTTCCATTCTAAAACTAGTAAAGGAAATACTATACCATATACATTATCAAAATAGTTTGCATCATAACCTGTAATATCAACACCAAATAATTTTAAATCATTTATATCTTGTTTACCTTTTTTATCCCACAATTTAAATAGACTTTTTTTTAATTTTGGAGTTATATACTCTAAAAAATATGGATGAGTATCAATTGCAGGATATCCGTCAGGTCCTATTTCTAAATTTTCATTTAAATTTTTTTGATTGTTTTTTAATAAGTCTAAAATTTCTAAATATTCTTTTGAATTTTTTAAATATTCTAACCCACCTAAAAATGGCATAACTTCACTTTGTGTTGATGGGAAGTTTGATACTTTATGTTGTAATTCAGATATTTTTTTATTGGTTGCTTTTTCTGTAAATCGTAAAACATCCTCCACATTAAACCCACCAAATAAATAAAGTAGAGTATAAAGTCTATTATCTAAATCTAAAGGTAGATTGTTAGATATTACATTAGTTCTTTTTTTTGATTCATTGATGTACAACATACTTATAAATATGTTATAATTGTGCATAAAAAAAGGGACTTAAGTCCCTTTTCTTTATTTTTTTAACCAACCTCTAATAATGTCCCAATTTTTGGTTAAAAATACACCGAAAGCTATACCAGCATAAATTTTATACCCAAAAACCCATAAACCTACACCAACACCTAGAGATACTAAAGCAGAAAAACCTTTGGTGTTAACCCACTTTTTTACTTTTGAAAATAATTGTTTTAATTTATCCATAATTTTTTATTAATTTCCTTTTCCTTTTAGGCCATAAGCTTTTTTAACTTTTTTGGAACCATCACCAATTTTTCCAAAATTGTAACTATTATAACATTGTTCTAATGTAGATGTGTCACTTACTCTAACACCTTTTTTAATACCAGCAGCGGCTGTAGCGATTAAATCCATACATTGTTCTTTAGTTGGTTGTTGACTAATTGCCTGTTCTAAATCTTTTACTTGGTTTTTTAAAGTTTCTGCATCAGATTTTTCTTTCTCAACAGTAACCATGTCTAATTTCTTTTCTTCTTGTTGTGTGACTTCTTCACCAGCAGCTTTACCAGTAGCTTCACCAGTAGCTTTTGATTGCCCACTTAACATATCAATTACAGCTTTGTTAAATACTTTTTCACCACCAACTTGGCCTACAGCGGTTTCAGTTTTAGGGCCAAACATACCATCTACTTTTAATTTAGGATTTACTTTGTTTGATTTATTTAATTCTTCTTGTGCTTTTTTAACTTCTTCACCTTTATCACCTTTTTTGAATTCACCTTTACCAGCAGCTATATCTGCATATGTCACATCTGTTCTAGTAAATGAACCACTAAGTCCACTTGTTCCCGAAGGACCACTTGTTCCTTTTGTAACCTCTTTACCAGCAACTTCAGATTTTGGAATTAATTTAATTGAACCGAAAGTTTGTTCAAAAATATATCTTGATTCAGACAAAGTTAATTCTTCATCATCAAGAGTAAGGTCACCTTCACATTCTATAGTACCGGAACTTTTATTACCACCAATTATAGCTACATATTTTCCAGCTGTACTAACTAACATCTTGTCCCCATTTTCTAATGTTATAAGAACTTGGTTATCCTTTTCTTTATATGGGTAAATAATTTCTGATGCAATGTCTATTGTGTCTTGAACACAAGGATATTTTATAAATATTCTTCTTACTGAAGCTTTACCTTCACCTCTAGGTTCTTCTGTTTTTGACATTTCACCTCTAGGTTCTTCTGTTTTTGACATTTCACCTTTAGATATTATATTTAAACTGCTCGGATATTTTTTATTTGGTGCTGGTGTTAAATCAATAGTATATTTATTACTTTTTTTATCTAAAATAATCTTTATCTTTCGGATTACCTCAACATCAGTAGGTATTGTCCTATCAAATTCACTTTTAATTAACTCATTTAGACCATCTTCACCAACCATTTTAGTGGTCATTAATTTTTCTATCATTTCATCGAATCTATCGTCAGGGATAAGGTTAAACGCATTTAGAAATTTATCCTCATTTGTTCCCGGTCCTTGTGAGGCTCTACTTAATTCATTTTTGAGAGAAATAAAAACATCATCCTCATTTTGTTCAGACAAATATTGTCTAGTCTTATTTTCTGTTAAAGTTTTACCTCTATCGTAATCAATAAGTCCCATCATTTTTCTGATGTCTTCGTTAATTAAATTTTTTTTCATTTTAAATATCTTTATTTGACAATTTTATTTTACTATAAATATACCTCACAAAGTAAAAACATTTAAGTATTAATATGGAGATTACATTACTTACAATAAAAAATTAAATTTAATAATAACTGTTCAGTTACCAGCAACTGAAAATTTTAGTAAGTAATTATTTTTTTTGTGATAGTACTTTATGTCTTGGAACAACTTTACGTCTACTATTCTGTTCTTTTAAAACTAATTTACTTAGTCGTTTTAATTGTCTTTCTGTAATTAATATTTTAGCCATTTTTATTTTTTTTACTAAAATTATTTTGGCATATAATCATAAATTTTATCACCATAAAGTCCATACAATCTTTTAATTATAGCTTCTGGATTTTTTCTCATATACCTTAAAACATCCATAGGGATATAAGGACCGTATTTATCACCAAATACTCCTCTAATATCTTTTTCTCTTGGTTGAGTTGGTATTTGAGGTTCTACAGTAAAGTCTTGTTCCATCATGTCCTGTGTTGAGATAATTAAATTCATATTTTGTGAATCTGGTTTACAAATTTGGTCTTTTTCACACCAGTACATCCCTTTAGGGCATCCTTTACCTTCATGGTGGTCATATGTGAAAGAATCATTTACACTATCCATCATACTGTCCATTTTAGCTATATGTGATTCCATCCAATCATCTAATGGTTGACCTTTTTCAAGTTTATTAAACATACTTTGAGCTTTTCTTGCTATATTGTATAATTGTGATTTTGCCATATAAGAAGAATCGTGACCTTCACTAATAATTTGTCTTAAAACTTTTCTAATGTTTTTGTTTGATACTTTTCTTTTCATAATATATAAATACTTTTAAAATCTTTATACTTCTTTTATTGATAAAATTTCTTGTTCTATTGGCTCCGAGTGGTACACTTCCCTATCAAACCCCTTACTATCATCATGGTCGTACCAATTATATAAATTATCTTCATCGTATTTTACTGTATTATAAACATAGTCTTTATCATAACCCACAACAGTTACAGTATATTTATAAGCTACCCTTTCAAGGTCACTTTGTTCCATATAAACTTCAAAAGTTTTTATTTCGGGTATTTCTAATTGGTTAACATTAGTGATGGTACCATCTTTTATACCATCATAATTTTTAGGGTTTTTAAGTGTAAACCACATTCTTGTGCCCAGACCGTCTGATGAATAGTTTATATCTTTAACACCAAATAATTTAACTATGGGGTCTATAATTTCCGCCCAACGGTAATGTTCATCATCGTTGATTTTTTCTATTTTTTCCCAAGGGGTGTATTCGACTATTGTTTTTATTAATTTAAAAAACATGTCTTTATTTATAGTCTCATTATAATAACCCTGATTATCGCCCCAACCTTTATAATGTTGTGACCCAATAAGAGTAGTAGTGGAGTCTTTTAATTTATCTTCCCCACTTCTAATATTATCTATGACTTCATTAATTGGTACTTTTTCGAACATATCTTCAAATACTTGTTGTATTGCATTAATAACAGCGTATTGGTCTCCACCCCAATTATCTTTGTGACGTTCAATAATTTTATCTGTGAGAGCACGAACATCCATTTCTAACAACTCCCATTTGTCTTGTTGGTTATCCCAATATTCTCTTAAAACTTTACGGATATCGTTTTTCATATCTTATAAATATTCTTAATAGACATATAAATTCTAAAATTAGTTTTGGATTTTCCAAGCATTAAAAAAGCAAGCTATTTAAATAGCTTGCTTTTTTTCTTTTTGCTTTAACGCATGCTGCTATAATATATATAGTGATTTTTTAGAAAATCAAAAAAGGATATAAATTATTTTTCCATTAATAACCATAGAATTATGTATATTAAAATAGCTGGTGTAGCTGGGAATATAAATAACAATATAAAAATAAATCTTGTCAGTGTAACATCAGCATTTAGGTATTCAGCGATACCACCACATACACCTAATATTTTTTTGTCTTTTGTACTTAATTTCATTGTATTAGATTTTAGTGTAAATATAAAAATAAATAATCAAATATATAGTTGTTTTGATATATTTTTTTATATTTGTACTACAAAATAAAAATAAATATGATAATACAATTTAAACTAGTTATACCTAATCCTAGGTACAAAAAAAGAAATTTTTTAGGTAAAAAAAATCAATATTTTTTTGAGTCATCTAAATCTTTGTCCTTACGTTCAGATAGAGAATTAAAATTTCGACCATCTGTGGACCTTAACATTTCTGATTTTAACCAACAGTCATAATGAAATGAATCATCTAAGTAGTCATCATTAAGTGATTGGTTTTCTCTTTCTATCATAAATAAATTTTTCATTTTTCCCATAATATTTTTTTTTATAAGGATATATAAAAATTAATATAAAGTACAATTACTCTATATTTATTATATAAAAAAGATGTCTAAAATTATACTGACAGAGAAACAAGTAAATGAGTTATTTAATAAACTACAAGAAGAAGAAGTAGATTTAGATAACTATGAAGCTCCTTTTAGTAGTGATGATTTTATTAATTGGGTAAACTCAGAATATGATTTAGATTTATTACAAATAGTCAGTAGTAAAATACAGGAAAGAATAAATTTCCTAGAAACAATAATAAGTGCAGCTACTCGAAAAAAGATTAAAGGGTTTAGACCTTAATTTCCAATAAACACTTTTTTTTACCATCTTCATAGACATCTAATTGAGTTGTGTGATAACAAACTAAATGATGGTGAAAATGTTTAATTTTTAAAATATTTATATTATTATCTTATTTAAATTATATTTAAAAATGAAAAAAGATAATATTTCAACTGATTGGGATGATAGATTTATGAATTTAGCTTCACACATATCTAAATGGTCTAGAGACCCTAATAGAAAAATTGGTGCTGTGATTGTGGGTGATGACAATACAGAAAAATCTATAGGTTATAACGGTTTACCTAACAATGCTGATATAAATAAACTTGATAGATATGAAAAACCACAAAAATATATGTGGGTAGAACACGCTGAAAGAAACGCTATTTATAAAGCTGGGAAAAATGGTGTCCAATTAGAAGGATGTAAAATATATGTAACATATTTCCCATGTGTGGATTGTGCTAGAGCAATAATTCAGTCTGGTATAAAAGAAGTGTGTTCACCAAAACCTAACTTTACACACCATAGGTGGGGTGAATCTTGGAAAATATCACAAGAAATGTTTAAAGAATGTGGTGTGAACGTTAAATATATAGAAAATGAATAAAGATAAATTTTGGCATGAATATGATTCAGTTAACGATAATGACTTATTAAATTGGTTCACTAATCTAACTGAAATAGATAAAAATAAAATAAGAAATAGAGTTAAACAATTAAACGTAGAAATAACCCATGGGGAATACTACGATGGTTGGACTTTAGATGGATTGATTAAAGAAAAAGAAAAACTTTCTAAATTAATATAAAATTAATTATATTATTTTCTCCATTTTCTTGACCCTCTCATTTTTTTTGGAGTTTCATCTAATTCCATATCTAAATTACCAAATAAGTTAACTAAAGAATCTGGTAAAACATCACTTTTCTCTTCGTAGTCCATAAAATCAACTTCTTCATAAGGTTCATCCATCATATCATATAATACAATATCATCTTCTAAGTTAAAATCACCAAAACCACCTATTTTACCACCAGTAATATCTACTTCATTTGGTAAATCTACTGTTAATTCAACACCAACTATATTATCACCTCTAAAATTATTAGTTAAATCACCACCTCTTTGCCAAGCTTTAGTTGTTTCATAAGAACCTGACGATGAAGATGATGTTTGTTCTTGTAAATGAAGTTTTCTTATACGATTTTTTTCACTTTCTTTAGTATATAATTTTTCCATGTGTTTTTTTATATATAAATATTGTATTTTTTGTAAATAGTTTTTGATTTTATGTCAAATGTTGTGTATATTGTAAATATGGTAACATTTTTAGTCATAATAGTAATAATTTTACTTTCACTAATCAGCTTTTTTTGTGGTTATGCTCTTAGAAAATATCATGAACAAAAGTTTAGGGAAAAAATAATGGAAGATTTCATAAACAACTTACCTAAAATAAGTATTGTACCAAAATATCCTAATTTTTTTACAGATTTAGATGATTTTGATGATAATTTTTATGGAATTAATAAAAGTGAGACATATGATGAGTTATTAATATTAAAACATGAGTTAAAAATGAGTTTACTTAATGAAGATTATGAAAAAGCAGCCGAAATAAGAGATAAAATTAAAAAACTTGGAAAATAAAGAAGAAATATTGGTTATGACACACATAACTACACACCCTATAAAAAAATCTGATTTAGGTTTTCATGGGAATCTATTCGGGGGAAAACTTCTCGCTTGGATGGATGCAGCAGCAGCTGGATTCGCTTCTGAAGTTTGTGACACACCACGGATGGTAACTAAATCTATAGATAAGTGTATTTTTAATAAACCAGCTAGAGAAGGTCAATTGTTGAAAATATATGGTAAAGTTCTTAAAATTGGTAATACTAGTCTTACATTAAAATTAGAAGCTAGGAGTCACAATGTTTATAGTGGCAAACAAAAGATTATTCTTACAACAAATATGACTTTTGTTAGGATTGATGAACAAGGTGACCCAATAAGTATATCTGAAAGAGTTAAATTAAAATATGATTTAGAAAATTATGAAGAAAATAATTCATATTAATCAACATGTAATTAGAAGAAATACAAAAACTGGTGAAAGAAATCCAGTTATTACTTGTAAGACATATAAAACTAATGATTATGCTGATAAAGTGATTATTAAAGATAAAGATGGTGATGAGGTAGCTACCATTATATATTCACCAGATAAACCATTATCTTGTGGTGCTAGAGTTTGGATAGAAACTAAAAATGAAATAGAATTTATAACAAATAAAAATGGAAAAACTGTATTTTAGATATTCGACCATGGGTGCTGGTAAATCTCTTGATTTATTGAAAACAGCATATAACTATGAAGAAAAAAACAAAAAAGTATTTGTTTTAACTTCTGATTTAGATGATAGATTTGGTAAAAAGAAAATCACTTCTAGGATTGGTATTAGTCGTGATGCTAATACTTTTAATAAAAAAAGTAATTTATATAAAATGGTTTATGAAAAATTAGGTTTTAATCAAATAAATAAAGTATCTTGTGTTTTAGTAGATGAAGCTCAATTTTTAACCAAAGAACAAGTTTGGCAACTTACTGACGTAGTAGATTATCTAAATATACCAGTTATTTGTTATGGTTTACGTTCCGATTATTTAGGAGAGCCTTTTGAGGGTTCAATTTATTTAATGACTTTAGCCGACACAATAGAAGAACTGAAAACAATTTGTGAGTTTGGGGGTAAAACGTCAATTAATATGAGAATTAATGACGGTAAGCCAATATTTAAAGGTGAGCAAGTACAAATTGGGGGAAATGAGTCGTATAAACCAATTTCTAGAAAACATTATAAAAAATTATTAAATGAAAATAAAATTAAATAAATTATGAAAAAAGTATTACTTAGTGTGATTACCTTATTTGGGATTGGTATGGTATCATACTCACAAAACACAACCGAAGAAATCCTACCTGAGTTTAGTCGTGCATACTTAAATGTGATGTTGAGTTATGGTGATTCTGTTACACATTATGAAGGTGCAAATGTTTTTACGTTTAATGTGGATGGTAACTCAATTATGTATTACCCACACAAAGGTGATGCTGAAAGATATATCTATGTGGGTAGTACGATGGAAGGTGAAGATGATTATGGAGATAGTTATCAGTTAATTAAAACTATTGAAGCAGTATCATCTGATATTGTATACTTCCAACTTTACAATGATAGAAGATATGGTTTAAACTTAATCTATGAAGAACCATTAATCATTGTTCATTTTTATAACAAAGAACTAAATTAAAATATTATGAATAAAAAACTAGTAATTATAATTTTCTTTTTGAGTATCTTACTCGTTGAGTATTGGTCTATTAGTGTAACATACAACTATGCTTATAGACAAGGTCGTAAAGATGGGATTGATGAAATGGTTACAACTATTGATTCCATATTCGTAAACCAAAAGAAACTCAAAGAAGTAGAGTAAAGGATTGGACCAGTAGCTCAGCTGGATAGAGCAACTGCCTTCTAAGCAGTAGGTCGAAGGTTCGAATCCTTCCTGGTTCACTAAACATAAAACATAAACAATCATATTGATGGAAAGAGAATTATTAGAACAGAAAATCCAATCACGAAAGAATTGGATTAAGAAAGCAGAATCAAATATACAATTATACCTATCTGAAATTGAAGAGTTTGAAAAACAACTCAGAGAAATTTCAATAGAAGAGATAGAGAAAGAATTATTTAACAAAGATAGAAACGAATAAAAATATGAGAAAATACCAGTTAATTATAATAAGCATTATATCATTTATTTTATTATTTGAACTTTGGGCTTACAATCAAGTCTATAATTCAGCATATAAAATAGGATATCGTGATGGTGTAGATGAAATGGTTACAACTATAGATTCTATATTTACTAAACAAAATAAAAATATATCAAATGGAATGGGAAAATAGAGATGGAGGCATTTATACTTTCACACTACAAGATGATGGAAGTATTTTATGGGAAGGTGATTTTAAATATTGTCGTATAGGTTATCCTAATGCGTACAAAGAAGCATATCAACAATACCGTAAAGATGGTGGTTATATGCATATTGATACTTTCATAGAAAAAGTACATGAACAGGTATACGAGAATGGAGAATGGCTTGGTTTATCAGAAATAGGATTAAAATATCGTCATTTAGTGTATTCAGACACCAAAACTATTGATATGGTAGACCCATCAGGTGGACCTTGTATTAAACTTCATCAACAACTCGATTGGTTAGGTGAAGAATTTAAAAACCTTTGTGTAAGTACTATTACTCCTATTGAAACGGGATATAGAATCGGTACTTATGGTAAGTATGACCATTTAGCTGATGGTGAAATTATAGGTGGAATTATTTACAGAACTAAAAATTAAACAATGACATTAAGAGAATTATTTTTTTACGGAAGTTTTATATTAATATTTCCGTTGGTTGGAGTGATACTATCAGTAGCATTGATGATACTATGGAATGTTGGATTAGTATATGTGATACCATTCCTACCTAAGATTAATTTGTTTGTATCAATTCTAATTATAACTTTACTAACAGTAGTTAGGATTAAAGTTGGTGATTGGTTAAAAAGATAAAATATATGTTAGAAGATATAATAGAAAATTATTACGAATACGAATTTTTAAAAGCAGACGGATTTGATGATGCAGTTATTGGTGTTGAAGAAAAAGAAATGAGGTTAATATACTCCGTTTCCAAATGTTTAAAAATTCTTGAAAGGGATATGTCAGAGTTAGATGCGATGGAATACTTCACATACAATGTGAGTGGTGCATGGATGGGAGACAAGACCCCAATATGGTGTTGGGACAACTTTTAAAAATAATATTATGGTAGTAGAAAATATTTTAATAGGTTTGAGAGTAGGTAATTTAGTGTACGATAATAAGTCACAATCTAATATTACTATTACTGAATCAAATATTGGGGATATCAAAAACTTTGAGCCAATACCAATAACATCAGAATGGTTGGAAGAGATTGGGTTTCAGAAACGATTACGGAATAAAACAAGCTATCCTACTCGGAATAATAATAAGGTTCAATTTAAGTTAGATAGCTCTGATAATTATGATTGGGAGAATAGTGTTAATAACTTTCCTAAAGTAAAATACATTCACCAATTACAAAACATTTATTTTACATTAACTGAAACGGAATTGTTATGAGTAAAGAAACAATACATTGGTCAGGTTATGAATGGTTAACCCAAGAAAGATTTGGTGAGATACATCCTAAAAAAAGATTTAACTGGTATGATTCATCGGCTATAGAAATCAGAGATGGTAAGTTAGTTTTAAAAACACAATACAACCCTAAAACATTTACTATAGATGGGGAAGAGTTTGTCAGTCCTATTGGTATAGGGTTGGTATCAAATACTACGAGATTTAAGTATGGTTACTTTGAAATAGAAGCAAAGTTACCAACAGGTAAAAACCTCTGGCCCGCATTTTGGATGTGGGGATTTGATTCATGGCCTCCTGAAATTGATGTATTTGAAGCTTACAGTTCACCTATATTCAAAACATACCTATCTATTAACTTTCCTAAGATTTTTAATTTTTGGAAGATAGAAACAAACTTTTATTACAACACTCCAGATAATCCTAAAAATACAGGGTCTGTTAAAAAGTTTTTAGGTTTTAAAAACCCACAAAAGAATTTTATAAAGTATGCTTGTCTTTGGGAGGAGAATAAGATAACTATATTTTATGATGGAAGGAAGATAAGAGAATTTACTGATGAACAGATACTATCACAATTCAATAATATTGACATGAATGTAATAATCAATACGAGTATGAGAGATGGTAAAAGAATATCTAAAGAAGAAAATTCTGAGTTTATAATTAACTACTTTAAGTATTCTACCTTAGAAGAATATTATTCAAAAAATAAGTTATGAAAAAATACAAATTCTATAATTTAACAGATAAGGATGAAGATGCAATATATATATTTGATGCCTCTAATATTGAAGAAGCATATGTATTAGCCAGTCAAATCAAAAAACTTCCACTTGAAGATTTTAAAAAAATATTTAAAGTAGTAGAAATACTGAAACAAATAGGTAGTGGAATTTAACAATTTCTCAACATTATAATTTGGTATATCCAAATAAGTTTCTTATCTTTGTGGTATAAGAAATTAACTAATAAAGGTTATGAGAAAGATATGACTTACTGGCTAAAATCAAAGATATTAGGACACTTAAAAGCAACTGGTAAAAGTGGTGTAAGTGTGCGTAGGGATTATTTAAGCAAGACTGTTGTGGTTGATTACTTCGGTGGTGCTTGTGTAAAATATTCTTATGATGGGAAATGGTTGTGCGGTTAATTGCACATAACGTGCTAATATCATCTACGTCTAAAATTATAGACATAAAATAAAAGAAAATGAAAGCGATAATAGAATTTAAACTACCCGAAGATAAAGAGGAATACGAAATGGCAAACAATGCCAGCAAGATGTATATGGCTTTGTGGGATATAAAACAGTTGTTTAGAAGCACATTGAAGTACAATCCAACTGGGTTGAATGATGAGCAGTTAGAACAATGGGAAGCAATGCGAGGGGAGTTTTTTGAGATATTGGATAACAATGATTTAAAATTAGATTAAGATGGACAAGGATAAAAACATAGAACATCAATACCTAAAACTACTTCAAGACATTTTAGATAATGGAGTAGAAAAAAAAGATAGAACTGGAACAGGTACACTAAGTGTATTTGGTAGACAGATTCGACATAAGATGAGTGATGGATTTCCACTATTGACTACTAAGAAAATGGCTTGGAAAACGATGGTGACTGAATTACTATGGTTCTTACGAGGTGACACCAACATTAAATACTTAGTAGATAACGGATGTAACATTTGGAATGGCGATGCGTATAAGAATTACGCAAGTATTGAATGTAATCCCCCACACGACCATTCATTGAGTATGAGTGAATTTATTGAGAAGATTAAGACTAATGATGGGTTTGGTAAGAAGTGGGGCGAGTTAGGTCCTATCTATGGAGCACAATGGAGAAGTTGGACTACCGATAGCGAGTATATTGATGGTGAAACATATTTTAAGTATCAAGCAATAGACCAAATCCAAAACCTAATCAACGACCTTAAAACAAACCCAGACTCAAGACGATTAATGGTTAATGCATGGAATGTTAACGATATTCCTGATATGGTTCTTCCACCTTGTCATTATGGATTTCAAGTTTATACAAGAGAGTTGTCATTTGAAGAAAGATACCAAATAATGAAAAATGGTGATTCGAATGAGTGGTTAACTATCCATTACAAGGAACCAAAGACAAAGGCAAAGGAATATATGGATAAACACAACATCCCAACTAGGGCAATCTCATTAATGTATAATGCCAGAAGTCAAGACGTTCCATTGGGGACGCCGTTCAATATCGCATCATATGCTCTTTTATTAGAAATTATTGCAAAAGAAGTAAATATGATTCCTGATGAATTGATTACTAATATGGGTGATTGTCACATATATCTTAATCAAATTGAAGGTATTAAAGAACAGTTAATCAGAGAACCATATCCATTACCTAAATTAGTTATTTCAGAAGATGTAAACTTTACGGGTACAATAGATGAATTTTTAAATAGTTGTTCAATATCTGATTTTAAAATTGAGGGGTATCAAAGTCATCCTACCATAAAAATGCCACTCTCTAATTAACTTTTAGGGTTACCTTTATCAAATTAAAAATAAACAAATTATGGATTACTACAACCCAGAAACATTTGAGAAAACAGAAATCGAAACTAAAATACCAATTAATTTAGTAACTGAGATTAAACAGGTTTTAGATAAAATTGATGGTTATATGATAACACCAACTATGGTTAACCCCGAAGACAACTCGGTAGTGTTTGGTATTATGGATATGAATGATAGGACTTTGAAATATAAATTATCAATCACATCCAACAATTAAAGCACCTTTAAGTAACTAGAAATGACAATAAATATAACACCTAATGAATTGGTTGAGGAGTATCGTGAATCTTGGAAGATGGGACTTATAAAACATCTTTCCATTGATTATGCTACTAACTCTATACACGGATGGTTAAATAATGAAGATGTAATTATTTTCAATTTTAAAGATTATGGTTTCATTAATGATAATAGAAACAACACATATGACTTATCTACAGGTAAATCTGATATAACAATAAATATTAATACTAAGTAAAATAAGAGTAAAAATAAAACAAAGAAGAGATAATGATAAAACCATTAGATAATGTTCAAATGATTGAAGTCAAAGATGGGGTAACAACTATCACTTACAAAGATGGCACAATGCTTACTACTAAAGATAATATTACACTTGCACTTGATTATATGAATGAGAATGATTACCCATTAGTTGACCATTGTATTTAAAATTAAAACAAAAAGATATGAAAGCAATAAATGATAATAGATTAATAGGTGGTGTGTGTACCTATTTAGGTAAGAATAAAAATATACCAACTTGGTTATGGAGACTCTTCTTTATAATAACACCTGGTAGTTCCATATTATATTTAATAATATGGTTTCTTATTGATTGATATTTAAATTACTTTTATTTAATTAAATTTGATTATTTAAGATATTGTCAGTATCTTAGATTTATTAAGATGAGTAATTAAAAATAAAAGTTATGATAAAAGTTAATTTAAAGTATTTGATAGGAGCTATAGTTAGTTTAGGTTTGAGTATATTCACAATATTGGGTTTAACTCAAAATATTATTGGGTTCAATAGTGTGTTTAGTGAAATGTTTTTTACCTACTCAGCTTTAATTTTGGGTATTGGAAATTTATTTGTTAGTTTTAAAATTATAAAAAATAAATAATTATGAGTATAGTTAGAAAATCTCAACATTTTTAATCTGAATAAGGGCCCTGCACCAACTGAACGACTAAGCTTGCTTTAGTACCTTAGTAGGTTGGGTGGGGTTCAAATACTAAGAAAAAAGAATAAAGTAAATATGAAAAAATTATTAATATTATTAGGTGTATTATTTACTCTTAATGTTAAGGGACAAGTTATAAACTTTGTTAAATACCCACATCAAGCAGATATTGTAATTAAATTTGTTGAATATAGATGGGAATCCGATATAATAATAAAAAAAGTAAATAACAGGTGGGATGCAAACAAACCTGGATTATGGTATTGGGATGATACAATGTATAACACACAATATCCTGTTTATAATAAATTAAATGTTCTAATAACTGAATATTCATACATTGCCGATTATAGGGTTTATGTAACTACTAATAGATGGGAGATAAAGGTTAATGATGATTACCTAATTGATTTAGAAGAATGGCATAAAAGATTTTGAAACTAGATTTTATGAAAAAAGGAAATATTAAACGTATAGATAGGTGGTTATTATCATTGTACGTTATAATACTTTACTTAACATATGAAATTAATAGATTAATTGAAGGAAACTTTTTTAAATAAAAAATATGAAGATAGAAGCGTATGAAGTAAGTGACCAATTATATCTTACCCCAACAATTAAACTAACATATACTAAAATATTAAACGGATACTATAGTATAGATTTAGTTTGGTTAGGATGGGGAGTAAGTTTAATGTGGTAAATAAAATATAATATATTAAATATTATAGTTTTTTAGTAATTATTTTTTAAACCATACAGATATTTATTAGTATGGATAAGTTACACACAATTACAATCGTTTTTATATTACTAATAAGTAATGTTTTAAAATCACAAACTACAGAAACCTTAATTTATTATGATTATATTGAATCATATGATTGGATGGGTGCTTGGTGGTATAATAATCCTACAACTGGGTATTATTCAAATATATCTGTAACTCCAACTCTTAGTGCGGTTTTATATGGTGATGGTAATACTACAAATGAACAAGACTTTTATGTTCTACCAGCAGTAACTGTAGACCCAACAAAAGACCACATATTCAGAATGAAATTGGCTGCTCAAGTTATATCATCACCTGGTGCATCTACCAAAGGTTTAGATGGTGGAGATTATATTACAGTACAATTAAGTCAAGATGGTGGAAGTTATGTTAGTGAATTAA